ATTTCCAAAAGATGATTTGGACAAATGCAAAGCCCAGTATAAAAACGGTATTGATCCCAAATCCTTTGAATCTTTACTTGATGGCCGCAAGTATGTGACCGGTGGGGCTTTAGACCGTAGTTATATGTTTAGCAAGCATGGCGATGCAACAATTTGGACCACTGTTGCCCGAACCAGCGATGATTCAGGGGAAGCAGTTTATTATGTCCTGAATCAAAAGAAGATCCTTGGAGGCTTAGGGAAGTCCATCAAGAAAGAAATCATCAATGACAATGCCCGGTATGGCCTTAAAAATACTGTTTTTGAGGCATACAACAGTCAGGATCTTGCAGTATGGGCAACAGAGCAAGGGTTAAATAATGAAATAATTCATGTCACTGCCAGCAATTCCCTTGCTGCATTTCAGGATTTTTCCGCCCTTGTCCGGGAAGGCCGGATCTTTTTCCCTGCTGAATTAGAGGATCTTTATAAAGAGTTATCCCTTTTTCATTACAGCTTCAATAAAAACGGAAATATTCAATTTGGATCTTCAAAGCGGAAGGATGACAGGGTTTATAGCTTGTTGTGGGCTATTTACTCTTTACGAAAAGAGGAAAGCACTGTTTACGAACTGGGCGACATAAGGTGCAATAGTCTTTCTAAACATGCGCCATACTGTTTTTTACGCAGTGGGGATTTGATTTTAAGCTGTGCTGATAGATGCCCAGCAGCAGTACAAACAAAGCAATTTTACGAGCAATACAGAAGTAATAACCCCGAAACAGAATTGACTTTGCCTGAATTTTTTCAAAGACTAGTAAAAGTTAAGGGATTTAAAACATATAAAGCCATGTAAACACTTGACATTATATTTTTTTATGATTACTTATAGAGTATATCAATAACTTCAATAGGTAGGATGAATGCTTTTTACAAAAAATAATGAAATCTCATATACACTTGACTTAGCTGCCAATAAAGCCAACTATGAAAGGAAAGAAAAAGCCCTGAAATTGTTGGACTTTTACCATGATCAGCAGCTTGCCTATCTGTATGACAGGCTTAGTCAAAATTTTACAGACCCTGACAGGTTTTCTTTAGCTAGCATAAACATTACTAAAAAAATAATTGATGGATTAAGCACAGTTTATATTTCTGATGCAAAGCGCATAATTGAAGGCACTAAGAAAGATCAGGATCTTTTTTCACAGATTGAAAATGACTGCTGTTTAGGCTTGAAGATGAAGCAAGCCAACAGGTTTTCTAAACTTTGTGGCACTGTCTTGCTAAAAGTGGTTTTCAGACGGGGTAAAATAGCCCTTGATGTCCTAACCCCGGATATTTGCGACACAGAAACAGGGGAAAGTCCTGAAGACTTAAAAAGTGTAACAATCGTTTACTTCCCTGAATCAGGGAAACAACAAGAAGTAGAATATAGCAAATGGACCCCTGAAAGGATATACCGGCTTGATTATAGGGGCAATGAGATAAGTTCAGTACCAAATCCTTATGAGTCCCTTCCGTTCATCCCTATATGGGATTCTTTGCCTATTAGTGATTTTTGGGTAGAAAAAGGTGATTCATTAATTTCCATACAGGAGGCCGTAAACGAAAAATTAACCGACCTTGTTTACATCCTCAGGTTACAAGGTTTTTCTGTGCCTGTCAGTAAGGGCGGGGGATCTAATTTTACCATGCTCGACCCTGGCAGTGGTTTAAATATCCCCGCTGACGGTGATTTCTTCTTTGCAAGCCCTAACAGCCCCATTAAAGCTACATTAGAAAGCATTGACTTCCTGATCAAGACCACTGCAATTAGTTACGGCTTGCCTGCATCATATCTAAGCAATAAGCCAAGTGAGCGAAAATCAGGGGTTTCCCGGCTTATCGAAAACAAAGAACTGCAAGAAAAACGTCTTGATGACATTGCACTCTTTAGAAAATACGAGACGCAGGTATTTGAGGCAATAAAAACAGTATGGAATACGCATCAAACCCCTAAATTTGGGGATTCAACTTTAAAGGTCAACTTTTTTGATCCTGAATCCGGGGGCAGTGAAAACAAGTCAGATTTTTGGGGAAAAATGGTTGAACTAGGGGTTATGTCCCCCATTGATATTATCATGAAGATTGACCCGGATCTTTCCAAGAAAGAGGCAGAAAAAAAGTTTGAAGAAAATAAAAAATACTCGTCTACCCCAGACGTAAACGGAGATTAAAAAAATGACAGAAGAAAACGCCGGTAACAGCACCGAAAACGCTGCACAGAATGACAACAGTAACAGCACTGCAAACGCTGAAAATATGATCCCGAAAAGTAGATTTGATCAAGTTAATCAGCAGAAAAACGAGCTGAACGACACTTTGAAAGGGCTTGTAGATGAGCTAAAGGCAGACATCCCAGAGGATTTTCAGGATCTAATTCCAGAAATGAAGCCTGCTGATCAAATTAAGTGGATCAGGAACGCAACAAAGAAGGGCATTTTCACTAAAAAAACTGAATCAGGCCCGGATAGTAAAGCACCTAAATCAAGTAAAGACGTAACCCCGGATTATTCAAATATGGGTAGTTCGGAACTTTTTGAAAATTACTTTAAAAATTCTAATAGAGGTAACTAAATATGGCTTTAACATTAGCTGAACAAAATAAATTGATTGTTGATCCCCTGAAGCGGGGAGTGATCAGCACTTTTACAGAAACCAGTCAGGTATTGCGATTCCTGCCTTTCCGAAATGTAGCAGGCAATTCCTATAAGTATGTCCGTGAAAATGCCCTGCCCACTGTTGGCTTTCGTGACTATAACGAGGAATACACAGAGGGAAGCGGAACCACTTCTGAAGTCACTGAAAACCTGTATATTTTCGGAGGTGTTGCAGACGTTGACCGGGCACTCATAAAGACACAGAACGTGCACGATGTCCGAAGTGTCCAGACCTCCATGCAGGTGAAAGCAATGGCTCGTTTTTTTGAATGGGCATTTTTTAAATCTGAAAATACAAGTGGCAATGATGAGTATTTCAACGGTCTTGATGCCCGTATTACTGGGGATCAGAAAATTGACCATTCAGGGGCACAGCTTGACCTTGACGCACTTGACGAACTTATCGACCAGACCAAAGGTGAAAACAAAGTTCTTTTTATGAACAAGAAAATGCGTCGGAAAGTCAACAGTCTTGTTCGTGCTGCTGGCAGTGCCATTGAAACTGTCAACACTAACTTTGGTGTTCAGTATCAGGGTTATGCCGGGGTTCCTATCGCAACAGTGGAAGAGGACCATGAAGGCAATGACATTCTTGATTTTACTGAGTCCAGTGGAGGTTCAACCAGTATTTACTGTGTGAGCTTTGCCCCAGATCTGTGTTGCGGTCTTCAGGCGGGCGGTATGGAAGTAACAGACCACGGGCTTGTCAGTGGAAGCCCACTGTATAGGATTGACGTTGAATGGATTGCGTCAATAACTCTGTTTAATCTTAAATCTGCTTCCAGGCTTCATGATATAGCTGAACCTGCGTAAACAAACAGGGGGCAGGGCAAAACCTGCCCCTTTAATTTTAGGTGAAAAATGCCAGTTACAGAATTTGAGAACAGTTATATCAGCTTAGATGACGCAAACGACTATTTTGCAAATCGGCTTTATACAGACCCGTGGGATAATACCAGTTCAGATGAAAGTGAAAAGGAATATGCCCTTATTTGGGCTTGTAGCCTTATGGAGACCCGGGTTCAATGGAAAGGGCTAAAGACCACTTTAAGTCAAACCCTGCAATGGCCAAGAAAAGGGCTTGTCAATCTATATGGGCAGGCAGTGGATAAAACCATTATTCCTGCATCTATTAAAGCAGTTCAATGTGAACTTGCCCTGTATCTGCTTCAAAACAATCCGATGACTGTAAATAATGGGATAGAAAGGCTTGATCTTGATGGACTGCTGATAAATGTGAGCAACACAAATCAGACCATACCGAATAAGATATTTCAGATTGTTGCCCACTGGGGAACCCTTCTTGATAATCCGGGGACTATGAGGGTTACAAGATGAAATCACAAATCCGGCAAATGATCAATTCGGTTTTTAAGCAAATCGGGGATCTAAAAGTTGATGCCGTGCTGAAGCATGAAACAGGTTC